GCCACACGCGCAGGATCTCAGAACGGGACCATGATCCACTCTCACGCATTGTGAGCACTCCAAGATCCGTAACAGCCCGTAGTGTCACAGGGGGTAATCATGGTCGGTCGACCCCCGCAGCCGATGGAAGTGAAGCGACGCCACGGCCGTACGGCCAACACCGATTCCGGCGGCCGCCCCCTCCCCAAGCTCGCCGAGATCGTGCACCTGCCGCAGGCCGAAGGCATGCCCGACTTCCCCGCCGACCTGGACCAGGCCGGCAAGGACCTGTGGCGCAGGCTCTGGCAGGACGGCATCACCTGGATCTCGCCGAAGACCGACACCCAGGCCGCCGAGGAGGCATGCCGCGCCGCCGACGACGTAGCGGCCGCCCGCCGCCGGTACCGGGCGACCACTGACCCGAAGGACGCGACGGCGCTGGTGGCGCTCGGCAAGCGTCTCGACGACGCCCTTTCGCAGCTCGGTTTCAACCCGACCGCCCGCTCCCGGCTCGGTGTCGCGGAGGTGAGGCGTGTCTCCGCCCTCGACGAACTCATCGAACGGCGCGCCGGTCGCGGTTGAGCCGTGGCCGCCGCGGTGGCTGACCCCGGTGCCGGCGGCGGACGTCGAGCGTGGCGATGGCCGCGATTATTGCGGCTTCATCGAGGCGTGTTGCCGGGTCACGAAGGACTCGTTCGCGGCCCCCGCGGGTTCGCTGATCAAGATGCGGCCGTGGACGAAGAGTCTCTTCGGGCACCTGCTGGCCCGCACGTCTCTCGAGCGCTACCGGCACCGCCAGGCTCTCATCGGCCTGGCGCGTAAGAACGTCAAGTCGACCAGCGGCGCCGGTCTCGGCTTGGCCGGTTTGGTGCTCGGCCCGTTTGGCGGCGAGGTCTACTCGTGCGCCGGTGACCGCGAGCAGGCCCGGATCGTGTTCGGCACCGCCCGGCGCATGGTCGAGATGGACCCGCAGCTGTCCGAGCGGCTGAAGCTGTACCGGGATGCCATCGAGTTCACCAGGACCGGCTCGGTGTACAAGGTGCTCTCCGCCGAGGCGTACACGAAGGAGGGCCTGAACCCGTCGCTGGTCGTCTTCGACGAGGTTCACGTCCAGCCCAATCGCGAGTTCTGGGATGTCATGGCCCTGGCTTCGGGTGCCCGCGTTGATCCGCTGATGGTGGGCATCACCACGGCGGGGGTGCGCTACGACGCATTCGGTCAGGACTCGCTCTGCTATGGGCTATATGAGCACGGCAAGCGGGTCGCGTCCGGCGAGGTGGACGACCCGGCGTTCTTCATGGCCTGGTGGGAGCCGCGAGACCCGAACGCCGATCACCGCGACCCGAACACGTGGCGCGAGGCGAACCCCGGCTACGGCGATTTCATCGACCCCGAGGACTTCGCGTCGTCGGTGCTGCGGACGCCGGAGAACGAGTTCCGCACCAAGCGCTGCAACCAGTGGGTGACGTCGACGGAGACGTTCCTGCCGGCCGGCGTGTGGCAGGACTGCGCCGATTCGACGCGGGTCATCCCCGATCGGGCGCCGGTGATCCTCGGCTTTGACGGCTCGAGGTCCGGCGACGCGACCGCGATCAGTGTGGTGTCGCTGGAGGACGTCCCGCACGTCGACGTGGTCGGGTTGTGGGAGAAGCCACGTGACGCCTACGACTGGGAAGTTCCGCGGACCGAGGTCAAGGACGCGGTCCGGGACGCGTGTAAGCGGTGGGACGTCAAGGGCATCGCCTGGGACGAGTATCTGTGGCTGGACGCCGCCGACGAGCTCGAGGCCGAGGGGCTACCGATCGTCCGGTTCCCGCAGGTCCCGCAGCGCATGTCACCGGCGACGCAGCGGTTCTACGAGTTGGCCGTGGACCGGGCGCTGACCCATTCCGGTGATGCGGGCCTGGCCCGGCATATCGGCAATGCGGTGCTGAAGGTCGACTCCCGCGGCTGGCGGATCTACAAGGAGCACAAGTCGAGCCCCCGCAAGATCGACCTCGCGGTGGCGACCGTCATGGCCGTCTGGTTGGCCGCGAATCTCGAGGACGAGCCGGAAGTCGAGCCATGGGCGATGTGGATTGATACGTAAGCCACGCCAGCCGCGCAAACGCAGGGTGTCGCGCGCTATGCGGGCCAGGCTCGGCTACTTCGCCGGCGTCCTGCTCATCGCGGCCGGGCTCGGCCTGGTCCTCGGCGTCGGCTGGGGTCTGGTCGCCGCCGGTGTCGGTCTGGTCGCGTACACGGTGCTGCTCTACGACGTCGACGAACCCGAGCAGGTCGAGCCGGAGGGGGTGCGCTACCGGTGACGAACCTGCTGCGCGCCACTTCGAGGTCGCTGGCCACATCCGAATCGACGCGGCATGACGACTGGCACATCTTCCAGGGCAACCAGTACTGGAACAATGTTCTCACGTCGTGGGAACCGAACTCCGAGGGCATCGGCGGCGACTTCGTCAACCTGGTCGAGAAGGCGTTCAAGGGCAACGCGATCGTCTTCGCCTGCGAACTGACCCGCATGGCGCTGCTGTCGCAAGCCCGTCCGGCGTGGCGCCGGTTCCGCGGTGGCCTATTCAGCGACCAGGAGTTGTCCGTGCTCGAACGGCCATGGCCGGGCGGCAACTTCGCCAGCCTCGCCGCGAAGATGGAACTCGACGCTGCGTTCGGCGGCACCGCGTTCGTCGGCCGCCGAAAGGAGCGCCCCGACCGGTTGCTGAGAATGCGCCCCGACTGGGTGACGATGATCCTCGGCTCCGACGAAGAACCGGACGAGGAGGCGAAGTTCGCCCTCGACGCTGACTTCCTGGGGATCGCGTATCACCCCGGCGGCAAGGGCTCCGGCCGGGAGCCGAAGATCCTGCTCGCCGATGAAGTCGCCATGTGGGCGCCGATCCCGGATCCGATGGCCGCCTACCGCGGTGTGCCATGGCCGACCGCGGCACTGCGTGAAGTCGACTCCGACCTTGGGGCGACGATCCACAAGGGCAAGTTCTTCGAGAACGGCGCGACCCCGCAACTGATCCTCTCGCTCGATCCGTCGGTGAAGCGGGAAGCGCTCATGTCGATGATGCAGACGATCAACGAGCGGAACGTCGGGGCGATGAACGCGTACCGCACGCTCGCCCTGCAGGGCGCGACCCCGCATGTCGTCGGCAAGGATCTACACCAACTCGACTTCAAGGCGACGCAGGGCGGGGGAGAGACCCGCATCGCCGCCGACTCAGGCGTGCACCCGGTCGTCGCCGCGCTATCCGAGGGCATGGCCGGCTCGTCGCTGAACGCAGGAAACTTCCGGGCCGCGTGCCGACTGGTCGCCGACCGGACGCTGATCCCGCTGTGGTCGTCGATGTTCGCCGCGCTCGCGCAGATCGTGCCCGGCCCGTCGGACGCCGAACTCTGGTACGACAAGTCAGAGATCAGCTTCCTGCAGGAAGACCGCAAGGACGCCGCCGAGATCGAGTTCACGAAGGCGCAGACGATCGCCGCGCTGGTCCGCGAGGGATTCACCCCCGATTCGGCGATCGCCGCCGTCGAGGCCGAGGACATGACCCTGCTCGTGCACACCGGCCTGGTGTCGGTGCAGCTGCAGCCGCCCGGCCAATTGACCAAACCGACCATCAACGGCAGCACCCTGAACGGCGCGAGGCCGGTGCTCACGACGGGTCAGGGGTGATCATCGATGCCCTGGCATGTAGCCGCAGACCACTCCGGATGCGGCAAGGGGAAGTTCGCCGTAGTCAAGGACGCAGACGGGACAGTTGTGGCGTGCCACGCCACCCGCGAGGAGGCGAATAAGCACATGGCCGCCCTATACGCCAACACCGGCGACACCCGCCGCGCCGAGGACGCGAAGAAGCCCTACGGTGACGTCCAGTACGCCGACCCGGGCTACCAGGCCGACAAGAAGAAGCGCTATCCGCTTGACTCGGAGGCGCACTGCCGGGCCGCCTGGTCGTACATCCACCAGGCCCAGAACCGCAAGCTCTATACGGCTGAGCAACTGAAGGCCATCGAGGGCCGGATCAGGGCTGCCGGCAAGAAGTACGGCATCGAATTCGCCGACGACCCGTCCGCCAGCCGGACGGAGACGCCGGACACCTCGTACGCCAACACCGACGACACCCATCGCGGCGGTACCGAGTTCATCCGTGCGGTCAAGTTGGACGACATCCGAATCCGCACCGGCGGCACCGGCCGCACGGTTGAGGCGTACGCGGCTGTCTTCGACGAGCCGGCCGAGATCGTCGATCAGGACGGCCATTACTACGAGGTCAACCACCGTGACGCGTTCACGCGCTCGATCGAGCGCCACCAGGGCGTGTTTCCGGTGGTCTACAACCACGGCATGACGCTTGCAGGTACGCCGTCGGAGCGCGGCAGTGTCCCGATCGGCGTCTCCAAGGAGGTCCGTGTCGATAAGCACGGCGTCTTCACTGTCAGCGAATACGGGACCGGCGAACTAGCCGACGAGGTTCTCGAGCAGATCCGCATGGGATCGATCAAGGCGCAGTCATACGGCGGCCGGTTCCTGACGTCCAACCCCGAACGGCCACCGGCCCGCGGCTACCGCCGCGGTGCTGACGGCAAACTCACGACCGTCCGGCGGCTCATCGTCGCGATGCGCGAGTTCGGACCCACCCCCTTCGCCGCGTTCGCCACCGCGGCGATCACCGGCGTCAGGGCGCAGCAGATGCTCGGCGCCCTCCTTGCTGCGCCCGCAGAGCGACGCGCAGCCCTACTTGACCAGCTCGCCACCCCCCTCAACGAGGCGGACCCGGCCGAGCCGGACATCGACACCCCCGACGACGGGGACCTCGTCGAGCAACCACAGACCGACGACCCGCCAGTACGGCACTCCCGGTCGATCCCCCTGAGCACGCGCATCCGCGCGGCTCGAATCGCCCGTGGATGGGAGTGAGCACGTGAAGCGTGCCGACGAAATCCGGACGCGGATGACCGCAGTCCGATCCGACATCGACAGCCTCGAGCAGATCGAGGACGCGTCCGAGGACGACCACGTCCGCCTCGACGCGCTGCTCGGCGAGTGGGACGACCTGAAGACCGAGCTCGAGCCGCTGGAGGAGCGCGAACAGCGCGTCGCCGCGGTCCGCTCCCGATCACAGCAGCCCGCCAACGTGGAGCAGACCAACCCCGGCCCCGACCTGGTGACCCGCACGCGGCGGGATCCGTTCGAGGGCCTCGACGACGTCCGCCGGCACCTGGTGCCCCCGTCCGAGGTCCGCTCCCGTGCGGCAACCGCGATCGAGCAGTACGCCGAGCGTCAGGACCACTGGGCGCTCGACCGGGATGCCGCCGAGCACGCCACGGAGTTGATCTACAAGCGGGGCAAGCAGTTCGGCGCCGCGCTGGCCGAGCAGATCCTGGTGACCGGCTCGCCGGAGTACCTAGCGGCGTTCGAGCAGTACCTGTCCGACCCGGGTGGTTTCTCGACTCGTGCCGCGCTGTCGCTGACCCCGGCGAACGGCGGCTACCTGGTGCCGTTCACGCTGGACCCGACGATCATTCTGACGAACAACGGCTCGGCGAACCCGTACCGGCAGTACGCCACGGTCAAGACGACCACGACGAACGACTGGAACGGCGTCACCTCGGCGGGTGTCTCTGCGGAGTGGACGGCGGAAGGTATCGAGGCCGCGGACGCGACCCCGACCGTCGGACAGCTGAAGATCACCCCGCAGAAGGCCGATGCGTACCTGTTCGGCTCGTTCGAGGTGCTCAGCGACTCCGACTTCGCGCAGCAACTGCCCGATCTGCTCGCCGACGCCAAGGACCGCATCGAGGAGACCGCGTTCGCCGTCGGCACCGGCTCCGGCCAGCCGTTCGGTGTGATGGCCCGGGGCACCACGCTGGCCCTCGCTTCCGGCACCGCCGCCACCGGCCCGACTGCCGCGTCGGTGTACTCGCTCGCCGGCGCGCTGCCGGCCCGCTGGCGTGGCCCGCGGGCGAACAACGCGTGGCTGGCGAACCTGTCCACCATCAACGTGTTGCGCAACGTGCCGTCGTTCACCGGCTCGACCACGTCGATCGTCAACGACAACGGCCCGGTGCCGACGCTGCTCGGCAAGCCGTTGCTGGAGTCGACGTCGGTGGTCGGCACGTTCACCAGCGGCAACAAGGTGCTGGCGTATGGCGATATGCGCCAGTTCTACATCGTCGACCGGGTCGGCATGAGTGTGGTCTACGACCCGATCGTGCTGGGCGCGAACCGCCGCCCGACCGGCCAGGGTGCCTGGTACGCCTTCTGGCGTACCGGTGCCGACGTCTCGACGGCCGGTGCCTTCCGCGTCGGCACGACCCTGACCTAAGCGAGGAGATCATGGCTATCGAACCGCAGAAGACGACCCCCGCGAAGCCGGCCGACACCGACGCCAAGGCGGGCACGGCTGGCCTTATGGGCCGGCATGAGCCCGCCGCGGCGGGGGTCG